GGGTGGAACGCCCCCGCCGCGTCCCGATCAGGGCCTGCCCTATCCGCCGCACTACCCAACATGGGGTCCGGTGCCGCCGCTCGGGATCTGGGGTGGTGCGCCGCCGCCGCGTCCCGATCAGGGCCTGCCCTATCCGCCCCACTATCCGTCGTGGGGCCCGGTGCTGCCACCGCCGGGGATCTGGGGTGGTGCGCCGCCGCCCTATCCTGATCAGGGCCTGCCCGGCTCACCTCCGGGAATCTGGGGCGGTCCGCCGGCCTATCCTGATCAGGGCCTTCCGCCCAGGCCGCCGTCCGGCGGTCACGGCCCACGGCCGGTGACGATCATGTTGCAAGGCTGGCTGGTCTAGCCACGAGGTCGGCGCGGGCGAACCCTCCCTGTTGCTCGCCCGCGCCGGCACGAAAGGAAACCCATGGACCGGAGACAATGTCGGTGACCGAGGCAATTGCCGCCTGGCGCGAGCCCGAGGTCGCCGAGGCCTGGGCGATGGCGCTGATCGCGATCGAGCAGGCCTATGCGCCGCTGCTGGCGAGCGATCCGTTGCCGATCGGGGCGATCACCGCGGCCTGCGGCGCCTGGCATTTCATGCTCAACAATTCTGATGGGATCTCGGGCGGGCTGCTGCCCTACGCGATCCGCGGGCGCAACGACGCCGCAGGGGCCAGATGCCTGCTGCACATGACCGGCGGCGTGCTCACCAACTATTCGGAGGACCGCTTTCTGACCGATCTCGCCCTCCTTATGGCCGTCCGCCCGCTGTTGGGGCAGCCCCCTTCGGCAGCGGATCCCGAGGCGGCACCACCCGGCGATCCTTCATAACCAGCGCCGGGCGCCTTCGCGGGCCGGATCTCTGGATCGAGACAAGATCCGGTCCGCGCTTATCCACAGCCGCGGGGAATGCCGGGGAAACCCATTTTCGCCCCTAGGCGCGCCCTATAGCCTGCGATAGAGACAGCCCTGCGACCCCCGAACGGTCTTTTTCCGAAGCTGTTCGCCCTCGAGGGCGGTGTCCGATCCCCCCCGCGCTCGCAGGCCGGATCGCTGCCGCCCTCGCCTTTTCCGCGTATTGTGTTTTTGCGCACGCTGGCATATTTTCCGGCGCCATGACCGGAGACCGTTTGCGCCCTCGTAAAGGCGAGCGGGACTTCCGACCAACAGGCAACGGTGAGACGGCCCCCGCCCAGATGGGACGCCAACTCGTAACCCCGGCCTGTCCGCAAGGACATGGCCGGAATGACCCAGACTCACGCATCAGCTGCTAGATCAGCCGCGCCGGCCCTTCGCGAGCCGCGCCGCTTTTTTCCCGGCGAGATCTTCACGCGCCAGGCCGCGCAGTCAGCGAGCGATCCCTTCACGTTCGTCATGTCGACGGATTCGGTCGATCGGGTCGGCGACATCGTCGAGATCCCCGGCATCGATCTCGCTGGTTTCAAGCAGAACCCGATCGCGCTCTTGAACCACGACCAGACCATGCCGATCGGCACCTGGTCGCAAGTCACCAAGCAGCCAGGCCAGCTGGTCGGCAAGCTGACCCTGGCCGATCCCGGCACCAGCCCGCTGGTCGATCGGCTGCGCACGTTCATCGAGCAGCGGATTCTGCGCGCGGTGTCGATCGGCTTTCGCGCGCTCGCCGCCGATCCGATCGATCCCAAAGACCCATGGGGCGGCGTTCGCTTCACCAAGAGCGAGCTGCTCGAATGCAGCCTGGTCTCGGTGCCGGCCAATCCCGACGCCCTGATCATGCGCGGGCTCACGCCCGCCGCGATCGACACCCGAATCTTCCAGCCTGCCCTGGATCCCGCTGGCCCCGTTGCGGCTGGCGCCGGTGCGGCTGGACGACAGCGCGCCCTGGCGCCTCCAAACCCACCCATAGGAGTCAGGGCCATGCCCCGCACCGTTTCCGAGAGAATCGTTGCGCACCAGCAGCGTGCTGCCGCGCTTGACGATCAGATCAATACCATCACGACCTCTGCCGCCAACGACGACGATCGCGATCTCACCGCCGAGGAAAACGAGCAGCTGTCCGCGCTCGCCGAGGAAAAGAACGCGGTCATCAAGTCGATCGACACCCTGACTGCCACCGAGGCCGCGCTCGCGGCCAGGGCGCGCCCGATGGGCCAGCTTGGCGCGACGCCGCTGCGCGTCGAGCCGCGCTTCGCGGTCAAGGAACAGCCCGGCGCGATCATTGGCAAGATGGCCGCCGTCGCCGCGCTCGCCCATCTGACCGGGCGCCCGCACAACGAGATCATCGCCGAGCGCTATCGCGATGATGAGCGGATCAAGGATTGCTGGGAATACACGCGCAAGGCGGCGGCCAACATCGCCGATATGACGACGCCGGGCTGGGCCAAGGATCTGATCCGCACCGACATCGGCGAGTTCGTCGACGCGCTCAAGAACGTCTCGGTGTTCGCCGCGCTGCGCTCGCGCCCGATGGCGCCATCGGTGACTTTCGAGGGCGCGGGCGCGATCTCGATTCCGGGCCGCAATCGTGGCGGCCTCGGCGGATCGTGGATCGGCGAGGCCGGTGTGATGCCGGTGCTGCAGGGCACGCTCACTTCGATCCTGCTGACCCCGACCAAGGTCGCCGGCGTGACCACGTTCACCAAGGAACTGCAGGCGGCAACCAATGGTCAGATCGAGACGATCCTGACCAACGGCCTGCGCGATGACACCGCGAATGTCATCGACGGGGCGCTGCTCTCGGCGATGGCCGCGCGTCCGAACGTGCGTCCAGCTGGTCTGTTGAACGGCGTGGTCGGCGTGCCGTCGACGGGCGATACGCCCGAGGCGATCCGCGTCGATCTTGCCGCCGTGCTCAAGCCGATCGTCCAGGCCGGCGGCGGCCGCGACATCGTCCTGATCATGAACCCGATGTCGAAGCTGGTTGTCGCCGCCGCGACGACGCTGAACGGCACCCCGGCCTTCCCCGAAATGGATCAGGGAATCCTCGCCGGCTATCCGTTCATCGCCTCGCTGAACGTGCCGACTGGCGATCTGATCGCGGTCGATGCTGCCGATTTCGCCAATGGCGTCGGCGTGCCCGATTACTCGGTCAGCGAGGAAGCCACGCTGACCATGGCCACTGCCGATGCCGTGCCGCCGACCCAGGCGATCAAGGCCGATGGCACGCTCGATATCGCGGGCGAGGTCGGCCAGGATCTCGGTATCCCGGTGGTCGGGCCGCCGACTGCGGGCGCGGGCGCTGCCGGCTACTACGCGATGAGCATGTTCCAGCAATACGCGATCGCGCTCCGCCTCGTGTTGCCGCTGCATTGGGCGATGCGCCGCGCCAGCATGGTCGGCCTGGTCACCGGCTTCCCGCTGGGAGGCTGAATTTTCCGCGCTGGCACGCGGGAATCGAGAGCCGGGGAAACGGAACCTTCCCCGGCTCTCACACCAAAAGGAGACCCCGATGGGCACGATCATCCTTGTTACCCGCCGCACCGACGAGCTGGGCCGCAAGCGCGGCTTACTCGAGGTCGAGGACAAGCTCGCCGACAAGCTGATCAAGAAGGGCGCCGCCAAGTTCGCCGGCAAGGGCCGGCGCCCGCCCCAGCAGCAACCACCGGCGCCCGCGGCCAACGATGCCGCCGCCAATGATCCCGCCGCCAATGATCCCACCGAAAGCAAGCCGGCAAAAGTGCCGAAGGCCGCGAGCTCGCCGCCTCAAGAACCCCAGGCGCCAGAACAACCGCCGCCATCACCACCGGCGCCCCAACCCGAGCCGCTGCCGGAAACGGGTCCGATACCCAATCCAACACCGCCGCCGGATCTGCCACTGCAACCCGAGCCAGGGCCGCAACCCGCTCCGCCGCCGCACCCAAATCCGCAACCGGCTCCGCCGCCGCCGCAGGCAAAGCCGCATTCTGAGCGGGCGCCGCCCGCCGCCAAATCCACACCCGCCAAAGCGGGCCGCTAGGCGATGGCCGAGCGCGGCCTGCTCGCGCGCCTGCGCAGCTGGATCTCTGGTCCGGTCGGCCCGATCAACTGGACATCGGGCGGCGGGATCCCGGTCGGATGGCCCGCGAATTTTTGGCAGAAGGGCCTCTATCCGTTCCAGAGCGGCGAATGCGCGACGGTCAATGCCTGCGTCAACGCCTATTCCCAGACCATCGCGCAGCTGCCCGGCGCCCACTACCGCAAGGGCGCGAACGGCGGCCAGGAGGAGATCACCAGCAGCGCGCTGTCGCGGATCCTGCGCTCGCCCAATAGCTACCAGACGCGCAGCGATTTCATGCTGAACCTGGTCTGCGATCTCTTGTTTCGCGGCAATGCCTACGCCTGGGCGGAGCGCAACGCCCGCCAGGACGTCACCGCGCTGCATCCGATTCCGGCGCGCGGGACGCAGGTGCTGATCGACCAGGAAAGCCGCGCGGTGTTCTATGGCCTGGCCGAGAACCCGCTCGCCGGGCAACTGTCCTATGCGATCCCGCAGCGCGACGTGCTCCATGTCCGCTGCCGCACGCGCCCAGGCTATCCGCTCGAGGGCATCACCCCGCTGGCATGGGCCGCGCTATCGCAAAGCACCAACTCCGCGATCTCGGCCAGCCAGGCCGCGTTCTTTGCCCAGGCCAGCCAGCCCTCGGGCTTCCTCTCGAGCGATCAGCCGCTGTCCGGCGACCAGATGGCGATGCTGCGCCAGGCCTGGCAGAACCGCACGCAGGGCGTGGCCGCCGGTTCGGT